GCACCGCCTACTCCAGCTGCAAAGTATTCTCCGCCTTGTGCCGTTTCCCACCTACCAGCGGCTTTGCTATCTTCTTGTAAAGTTGTTTTAAAAATTTTAGAATAATCTTCAGAGTCAATTAGGTTCTTGGCTTTCCGACCAAATCTGACTGCGAGTTCTCCTGTGTGCGTTGCTTGAATTATTTTTAATTTTGGATTACGGCCCACCATCCATGCTGGTAACAAGTAACTTGCAAACTCTGACTTCGTGTGCCTTGGAGGCATGTTAACAATTAGTCTAGTAATTTCTCCTGTTGCAAGTTGATTAAATTTTTTTGATATGTGTCTATGATGAGAGCCTTCTATAAAATCGGGCCACACACATTTGACAAAGGACATGAAGTCATCTTTAGCTTTATTCTGTACTTTTTTTTCAGCATGCATTACTTGCAGCTGTTTAAATTTTCTACGTACGTCTGCGGGTAGTTTACTTATATCTATATTATTCAATTCCATAAAAAAATTTTTAAAATTTTTTTGCACTATGTTTAAAGTGTTCAACATGTTTTTACCAGCTAAAGCTGTCTAAATCAAGCTTTACAACCTAGAGTAGTGGGACCCCTTTTACATAAAAGGGGGGATGGGGTCGCGGCACAACCTGTGATTGAGACTTGGTTCGGGACCCCTGGCCCGTTAGGGCCAGGGATAAGAGAGTTAGTTAATCTAACAATGTCATATATGCTGATGCGTTCATTCTACTAAACTTAGATAGACCTTTCTGCATTGCATCATACTGCTCAGTTTCTTCTGCATGTTTGATTAAATGATAGAGTGCAAACTCTTCTTCATTTAACATTGCAGATTCACCTGAGTAAGGGTTCGTTGCTTTCATATTTCTAGTTGTCATATAGGATAATCCTATTCTATTTCTGTTCTGTTGTCAACCCTTTTAACTTGACTAGTTGTATAAGTTCCACCATTCCACGAGTCGTGTTCCTCGGTTACTTTCTCATAACCACCACTCTCTCGTCTGTGTCTTATAAACTCAATCGGTCTGCCTTGTTCTATATTATCCATGTTAACTGATAACCAATCAAACTTACATCGTTGACTACAAAAGTATTTGTCTGAGTTCCAATAAGAATAATCCCTATTGTCATCTAAGTTAGCATATGCATATCTTCCACGAACCACACCTCTAGATTTTAGAAACCTATCTTGTGTTGTTTGTTCATGGCATGTTGGTCCTTGGCAAAAATGTTTGTTTGGCATTAGTGCCTCACTTTCCAACTTGTAGTCGCAGTTCTGTAACCATGACTATCTAAGTCGTAGTACACATAGTAAGGCACGCCTTTTTTTGATGTACCATATCTGCTTTTGTCGTCATGCTTTCCTTGTCTTGTTATGTGTTTCTTATGCTTACTTGCCCAGTAAGTTATGTAAAATGTTTTAGTCATATTTTTATTTCTCTCTTTCTGTACCTATCCTACAATAAGTAGGATAGGTTTGTCAACTATTAATTTAGACTTTCTTCATATTGTTTTCTAGCCAATATCTTCGCCTCTCTTGTTTGGTTCTTATTCTTCATGCCTTTAATCATACTTGCAAGATTGCTTGGATTGTAGATAGTCAAACCTGTTGAGTTAGTTCTAATTAACTCGGCCTCATCAACTTGAATACCTAGTTCAGTTGCAAGTTCAATACCCTCTGAAAGATATCTATATGCTTTCAATCCAATCTTTAACTGATCGCATTGTTTTTGAATTGTATCAATCCATGTTTGGTGTTTAGATACTAGATTACCTTTTGCAATTCGCCAAGTTTCAAATGCCTCATACTCATCTTTAGTACATGCGATTGCTCTTGATCTGCAATATGATGTTCCAATTACATCAAGATAATATGGTGCAGTAAATTCTTTTGCCATACCTGTATCTTCACTACTACTATAATTTGCAGTATTCCCTAATGCTTTCATACACTCGTCAACATGTTTTGTTTTGTGTGGGTTGTCTTTATTTTCATTTTGTTGTGCAAAGATATCTGGATTTAAGTCTTTTGCTTTTAGTTCTTCTCTAAAATATGCAAACGCAAATCTTTTGCCATTGTCGTCGCCATACTCACTACCATTTAGATTGCCAAACAAACCAAAATCAAAATGTGATTTAGTTTCTTTTGTTTCGCCCTCATCATCAACATCTTCCGAGTGTGCAAAGTAAAAGCATTTATCTTTTGCTACAACATCACAAGGACTTCCATATTTCTTTTTGAAAGTTCTAAGAGTTGCAACATCATCTGTTGGATATGATCTCTCAACAACTTCTTTTGCAAGTTCACTTGCCATTGTATATTGTTGGTCAACATCTTCTCTTGCTTGAAGAAATGCCTCTCTTTCCTGAGTGTCCTCATTCTCAAACGTGTGTTTGATCTTATTAAAGAGTTTGTTTCTTAACTCTGTATTCATTCTTATTTTAGTCATTTTTGCCTTTCTGTTTTTTATTTGCATTTAAGGATAATCCTATAAATTAAGTTATTTGTCAAGTTTTAATTTTAGTTTAGAAGTATTCTAAACTGGCGCACAACTTATAGTTGTGTTGTTTTTACTACTAACCACCATCCCCAGCCACCGTCCAAGTATAAAGGATAATCCAGGAGATGTCAAGAAGTTTATTTAAATAAAGTTGTTGTTTATTATTTATCCTATGTTATATAGGAGATATTCCCTTTTGCTAATATACGGAATTAAAAAACTCAAATTAGCATTGATCAGTTTGCCGGGATACACAGACAACCGGCCTGATCCCTGGTCATTGTGAGAAGGGTGTTGATCAACCCATGAAGGCCTGAAGCGGGCGCTCTACAATGACCTGGGATCAGTCTATTAGTGCTGTGGTCCATGGATCCACTAGTGTGAAGAGGCTGATCTTTTCAAGCCGCAAGCTTCAAGCAACGCTTGACAATGGCTCAAGGATAATGTAGGATGAATTTAGAAAGTGAGAAATACATATGACAAAAGAAATAATAGAAACAGTAAAACACAACACCGCTCAAATAGCTAGAATAGCATTTACGCTGGAGGAGATCCTGAGACTGGTAAAGAAGGACCAGCAGGAGACTAGAGAAAGATTTGAAAAAAGATGGGACAAAGAAGATGAGTAGACAACCCGGGCCAGCAATGGCCCAAGTCTACCTGCAGCATGCGCGCTGGCTCGAGGATCAAGGCCCAAGCTACAAGCTTCAAGCCTCAAGCTGCAAGCGCCAAGCTTTAGACTTGACAAGACAAAATTATAATGTTATTGTATCCTATAAATTAAAGGAGAGGAAAGTATGAATACAAAAGAAGCATGGCAGCTGGTCGGAGGATTAAGCAAGCCATCAAAGATGCCTGGCTGGTCAATTGGTATACCCGCGAAGGAATGCAAGACTGGCAAAAAATTAAGAGACATAAAAAATTCAGTCTGTTATGATTGTTATGCGCTCAAAGGCTGTTATGTTTTTAAGGTTGTACAAGAAGCGCAATACAGAAGACTGGCAGCTATATCAAATCCGCTTTGGGTCACAGCGATGGCAACATTAATTAATTCAAAAAAGCCGGACGTGTTCAGGTGGCATGACTCTGGCGATGTACAAGATCTAAATCACTTACAAAAAATTTATGAAGTGTGCCAGCTCACACCTTCAAAGAAGCATTGGATGCCGACCCGTGAAGCGTGGATCAAGGACCATCTCGACGGCAAGCCTGACAATTTAGTCATAAGGTTCAGTGCGCCCATGGTTGACCAGCGGGCGCCTGCTTCCTGGCCTAACAGTTCGGAGGTTGTTAACAGCAACGCCAGCTGTCCGGCCCCTAAACAAAACAATGAGTGCAGAGATTGCAGACAATGCTGGGATGCCTCAATTAAGACAGTTTCTTATGGTAAGCATTAAAGAATTACTAGTCCTAACTAGACAATCATGTAATACGCGCGAGCGAGCTCTGGGTAGTTTGCCAGCCAATCGCGCGTTCAATTCGGATCAGGTCATTAGCGGAGCGAGCGCGACGGCGCCAGTGCAGCGTGCACCTGGTCCGGGCCTAAAGCGTCAAGCCTCAAGCTCCAAGCGTCAAGCTTTCGAACCAACCTGTTCAAGCATCAGGCGGCAAGCGTCAAGCCCCAGGCAGCAAGCTTCAAGCGTCAAGCCACAAGCTGCAAGCTCCCTGATTCTCGAACCATGGAACATGGATATTGGAGAAGTATTAGGGGGTAAAGGACCAAGGGTCTTTACCATGATAAATGTGTTCTGATTGTGACGTGTGTGGAAGGCAATTTGATGTGGACTAAACCTAATTTTTTTACCCTTCGTTACTTTTAATTCTAAAGTACAAAAGTGCCCAGAAGTATTACAGACCAATAGATCAGGAGTGCCGAGTAAGCTACTATTTTCAATCCTGATAAGTGAAAGTGACTTAAAATTTCTTTTGATTTGTTGATAAAATTTTGCCTCTGGACCCATGTCATTATTGAGGTAATTACCTCTCGCATTATGCGCCCGGAGTACGCAGATTTCCCGGTAAAATTATATTAGATGCTTCCTCTGTTTTTAAAACAAGACGGTGCGATTGATGGTTTTTGTTTAACCCAAATATAGTTTGACTGTTCTCTTGTACTTCCATTTTTTTAATTTCATGTAGTTTACCATTTACTTCAACGTAGAGTACAGCATCACTAACAGCATTACCTTGCCTCGTGCCTGCCTTATTACTAGCGGTGAAAGTAGAAAGGAATTCTTGTAGATCTCTTACTCTCATTTATTTTTTTCTGCAAGAAGTTTCTCTATTTCTTTTTTGTAAACTTCATTATCATGTTCTAATGCTTTTATGGCAGCCACTTGTTGTATAATTTTAGCACCCATTTCATCTATAATTTTTTTAGTTCCTGACAGTAAGTTTTCTGTCTTGACCCATTCTGATTCTTTTTGTTTCCAATCCCATATTTCTTTTTTGTGCAGCTCAACCAATAAAGATAAATCTCCAGGACCTCTGTCTTCTTTAGGATCGACCTTGCTTTCATTCTCGTGACTCATATCTTCTCCATGTTCTTTCAAATGTGTATATGTACGCTTATCTTTCATACCTTGACTTTATAGGACGATTACCTTAAAAAGTCAATATGGGAGTTCCAAAAAGATTAACAGAAATGCAAAAGAGATTCGCCGAGCTATTAGTATTTGGTGGGCCTGACGGACCGCTATCTAAATCAGAAGCAGCTGAAATGGCAGGATACTCACCAAAGAGATCACGTGTTGAAGGCAGTGAGCTAACCAACCCAAGACTGTCACCTCTTGTCGTACAATACATAGGTAAACTACACGACGAACGATTACAAAAGCATGAAGTAAACTATTCCAAACACATAGCAGAGCTAGATAGAATTAAGCAAGCAGCTTTAAAAAAAGGATCTTTCTCATCAGCTGTAAACGCTGAAGTAAGTAGGGGAAAAGCGGCAGGGCTATACATAGACCGAAAAATAATAAAAACTGGGAAACTAGAAGATATGTCAGAACAAGAACTAGAAGCAA